TCCATTCTATTAGACGTTGTTCAAACTCTTCATAGGTGCCATTCAACACATGCTCGTTTTGTTTTGCTCTGTAGATAAGAAAGTGATCAAGAAGCAGAAACAACTCATCACGCTTTATATCTCTCTCCAGACGTTTCTTAGTATGATGTTTCATGGGTCTCCAGATCCCCGAAAAAAATTCTGGGCAAAAAAAATAAAAATCGTTTTTAAAGAATACATGGCTGCGATACCAGATACCCTATCAAGACCTCGGCCCCAGAGAGCGGCGCATAGGCCCGGCTGCTCTGGGGCGAGGGGGTTGCTCCTTTCGGTAAGCGGCCGGGTCTCACCCTTTGACATCCGCACCATAATCGCGAGCAATCTCTCCACCTTTTTACCGAGGCCAGTCCCTCCTGTCATTTGCCTTATCGGAGCGTGGTCATGCCACCTTTGCGACTCGGCACCGTGGTTCATCTCCGACCCCATAGCACTCTACTCTTAACCTCAACCACGGTGAGATGGTGCGGTTTAGCTGGGGTTTAAACTATTGTCAACCTGTCATAATTATTGCCTCTCATCACTCTATTAGATCACTATGATCGCACATTCTTGAGCAGATGTCAAGAACTATCTCAAATAAGCAGGGCCAGTCCACTGTATCCAACCAAGGTTAGTGAACACGTTGCCTCGTGCTGCGTTCCTAGCAGGGGCAGCGTAACCAGCGGCCTTGAGGATGTCTCCATACTTGAACTTTTTGTCTGTCTCCGTGTTAACCACGAAGCCCCAAACACTGTTCCGTTGTAGGATCTTGATGTATTTCTGACCCTCTTTGACAGCAAGGCCCTCTATGAACTCAGTCTGCATCCTTTCGTTCTCAGGCATAAACCGCATATAGTCTTTAATCATCACTTCCTTGACGGCCTCTAGAGCGGTTTGCATTTCCTGTTTCATCTGTATTCCTTTCATTAGTTTATGTATAGATCATGACACACTTTGAAGCAAATGTCAACACTTTTCTTCATTTATAATCCCTTATATATCAATGACTTAGAATTTATTTTCTTCCTTAAAGGACTACATACCTATTATACCAATGCCACGGCCCACCTGTCAAGGGTGAAATGAATAAAAAAAAGACTTGACTTCTGCTCAGATACCTGTTATGATCACTATACAATAAACAATTAAGGAAACAAATTATGTCAGTTAACTATCTTATGGAAGCGAAAGGAATGGATAAGGAAGAAGCGGAAATCGTAGACTACCTTATGTGTAGTAAGGGTATGTCCTATGAAGAGGCACTCGAAACCTCTCTCATGCTGCTTCAAATCCAAAACGGAAACTAAGCTCCTCTCCTTTTAAAACGTGGGGGCAGCGCTCTGCTGCTTGGGGCGTGCGGATTTAGATAACCACATTTCCCCACTATTTACCACTTAGCACCTCAAGTATAGAACTCTTACCCTTCTGTCTCACCTTCCTGTTACTCAGGTTCTTATTCTTTTTCTTCTCCTTCCTACTCAGGCTCGGTACGTTGTTTACTCGTGTTCCGTGTTTGATTCCTGCCATAGTAATCTCTTCTATCGTTCTAAAGCACCCTATACAGATATCATCCTCTAGGACACAAACTCCTATGCACCCCGACACTATTTTGCTACAGGGAAAAAGTAGTAAGTGTCCCCAGTGAAATACCACAAGAGGGCAGAGAATGGCGCAGTGATAACGATGATGCCTATCAACTCTACTAGGATACGTTTCCATAATGGCAAAGTTTCTTGCCACTCTCTGAATGGTTTTAGTTTTCTATACAAATAACCCATATACCACACACCATGCCTCTAGGAATAATGCTTGTGCCAGTGGGGCCATCATTACTAACGCAGCACTGATACCTAATAACAGCAAATATTCTTCCCATGTTAAGTTTACTAATCTATCTTGAATTCTCTTCTCAGGTGAATTCATATTACTTCTTCTCCGTCTTTGCCTATCTGTTGAATACAGGATTGGGCACTCGACCACCAACCATCTGGTGGCAGTGGAGCACCCATTCCAAGCCATATACCGAATATCAACCACAAAATCCAATTACCTTTCATGTCATGTTACCTCATAACCAATCTGTCCACATCGGCAAGAAATGCATCATCAGCGCCCTATCCTCATCCTCATTGAATTTATGGCGTGTTCAATCTCGGCGGTTGCTTGTGATTTTGGCATCATACTACAATGCATCTGTGACCCGAATGACTCGCAAACCTCAATCATATCTGATTTCTGTGCAATCATAGACTTCAGCGTTGACGGTTTGTAATCATAATAATTTTCATTCGAGTCTGTGCTGGTGGCGGACGTAGCGGCGCATCCTACGGATAGCACACACAAGAATAAAATCGGAAGTGTTTTCAACTTCTCCATGACGTTTTTTTCTCCTCTTCGGAAGTTATAGTTTAATTGCTAGGACTATCAGTATAGCGACTAGCAGTATGTTGGTAGTTAAAATGAGAATACCCAGCATTGTGTGATACCAAACCCATCTCGTTTTGTAGGCATTTTCAATGCTCACATCATCAGGGTCAGGGTCAACACTCAACTTGGCGCCCTCTACAAAAAACTTCCCGAAACTACCTATCCAAGAAGCTTTCGTCTTTTCAGTTCTTGCTTTACTTTTGTTTTCCATTTTCTCTGCACTGTGGTAGACGGATGCTCCCACATCTTCTTAGCGGGTGTGTTACATTCAAAATACGAAAACTCAGCCAACCCGCCTTTCTTCACTCTGTCGTTCTCGTAAAAAAACCATGTATCCCAATCAATCATATCAACCCAGTGTTTTGTGTCAGGATACTTTCTCTGAATTGCCTTGTTGTGATATTCGCTCGTCATATCGTCAGGAACATCATTTGTTTTGTTGGCAAATTCATCGTACAATCTACGTCCCATCCACCCAGCAGTGGCATTAATTGACGTTTTGTTTTTGTCGTATCCGTCCCACTCGTGTAGGTCATGGAATATGTTCATCCAGCACATATTGACCAGTGGCACGTTCAGTGTTTGACACAATGTCTGTAGTCCAACTATGGCACGGCAAGTGTCCACATAGCATTGTGGAATGTTATACATGCCTTCGTAATAATTTTTTAATCTGCCGTCCAGTGAGGGAATTCCATAGTTCCAAACACCATACCCGCCACCAACAATCAACCAGTTTGACATCGGGTGTTTGAGCTCACCACCAGTGCCATCGTGATACACGTTGTCTTTTAAAATGTAATTGGTAAATCCTTGTCCCACGCCGTTGTAGGCATTTCTGTAGTCGGGGTCTGTGTGGGTCATCAAAAACTCTTTGCGTAGTGGCGATGACCACATACACAAAACTGCTGGATTCATGTCCAGCGTTTCTTGTTTGGAAAGTTCGTATGCGAGTCGGTCAAAAATAATTTGGTTGCCAGAAGCCATCTCGGCGGTGTTCAATAGTTGAGGCCCTACTCGCAAGTCCTCTTTTAATTGCCATGCCCAAGATAGTTTCTTCTCATCTGGTTGTGCCGTGAAAGAACAACCACCTACCAATAATAACTTATCGTTTGCCCCCATCGTAGCGAACCGCATGTCCTTTTTCAATCAAGTATTCGTTCAAAGATTTATCGGCGTACTCACCCGCTGACCATATCTCACCCAGTATCCTACCGAATTTGCCCTTAGCGTCATACTTCCGTGTTTTCAGTGTAGCGGATTTGCCCTCTGGACAAAACTGCTTTACGAAATCCTTCGCCGCGAGGCCTCGTTTCTTCTCTTCTAAATCTCGTGTTCTACTCTCGGGCGTATTGATGCCCACTAGTCTGACTCTCTCATTACGCAAAACGACATCGAACCCAAGGTCAATGTCTACATCTACCGTATCGCCATCAACCCATCGATTGATAGTCACTCTGTATTCATACATGGTTTATTCCTCTTCGGTTGCTCCTGCTAATTCTTTTAGCATGAAACTATGTAGGCGATTTCCATCTTTGCCGAGTGTGATGAATGTCCACTCTTCGCCCATCTTTTCTTTGAGGAATTCTTCAAATACTGTTAGCATAACGATGTTATGAACGGAAGCAGATTGTTTAAATCCAATCCAATAACTCGTGTAGCCTACGCCACCGCAAATCAGTATTGTTAATAAAAATAGAAATGTTTCATAGGTCATAGGAACTCCATGTTTGCCCATTGATTTTCAAGGAACTGCCGATTGTGCGCCACATACTCTCTGTAGCTTAACAATGGTTGATTATAGGATTCTCGTTCTTCACAATTTTTGTGAAACATTTCGTGAAAGAAAGCATCTTTCGCTTCTTCAAGTGAGATAGTCATATATCTGCTCCCAGTTTTGGACAACCAGTGCATTACCTTTGTAATTCATGTTATGCCCATGTTCTACTAAAATACCCTCAAATCCAACTTTCATGCCTGCCTCGACATTGACATACTTGTCTTCTATCCAAGGCGCTCCGTAGTATTTATGCGACAACTGTTCTAGAATCTCATCTTTATCGGCACCACACGCTAAATAAATGTAATCGTGAAATGTATCTTCGCCGAACAACTTCTTTAGATTCCTCGTTCTCAACTCTTGGGCGTATTTGTCCTCGTGTAGACTCGTTACAGCAACAAACCTATATCCATGCTTCTCAGCAAGTAACTTCATATAGTGTTGGGCATCTCTCAATGGAGGCAAAAACCCGATAGCAGCACTGCTGTTGAATTGATTGGTCAGTCTCTTACCCTCGGCAACTGTCACGCCGAATCTGTCAGAAACTTTATACTTCATTTTCCAATCTTCGCCCACTGGTTTAATCCCATTGTGAGCCATCCAAGTAAAGAATGCTGTTTCCCAATCAAGGCAAACACCATCGCAGTCTGTTAAAATTATTTTGTTCGTTAATACCATTACAACCTCTTTGGAATACTAAGACTCTCCAGGCCTATCGTCTGCCTTTCCTGTTTCGCCACGCCCAAAAAGAATTCAAGGTCAGGGGCGATTTGCTTTTTGACCAAGAGTTCTGCCAATGCTTGGTGTTCTTCTTTATTCAACCTCGCAATATGTTCAGCAATGTATTCAACTGTCACCATCTTACACTCCACTCAGTTTGATTGCGTATTGATACATTTCCATGGCACCTTCAGCGGTCTCAAAACCATACTCATCAGCAAAGTCCATTGAAGAAGAACCCATCACGCGATTGGCGAGTCCTTGTTTTGCGATAATTTCAGCACACTCTTCAAGAGTAGCACCAAAAATATGAGTATCACAAATAGTAATGAACTCTAAACCACCATTCTTTGCAGCAACAAAATCAATCATACTTTTCTCTCATTTCTCAATTAATTACATAGTGATCATGACATACTTCCAAGCAAATGTCAAGAGAAAGCCGCCTTCGTAAGTCATTGATTTATAAGGAAAAGCGAAAATAATTGAAATTTCTTTTCCCTTATGAATCAAGGGCTTAGTCAACAGGGCGGTATTTGTCATAGAATCTACCCCATTGCCACTCTTCTGGGATGACGCCATCCGCCCTAACTAGGTGAGCTTTACCAGATGGTTCAACACACCATCGCATTTTAGGGCGCTCATACGCCTTCTGGCGAATCTTGGCGACTGTTTCTGGACTATGTTTCCGCCCATACATGGGATTGAACTCCCCACGGCGTGTACCTGTCATTGTGGCGGATATCTTGCGTCTGTGGTCTTCGGTCAGGCCATCGGCGTGAGGGTGTTTACTACCTAACTTTGCCTGTCGTATACGTTCACGGCCTTCGGGTGTGTGCCACCCTGTCCTATCTCGACACCTATCAACGATAGGCAGATTGTTCTTATTCTGCCCTATGACATAATCTCTAACTTTCTCAACTTGAGAGAATTTGATAATCATCTCTCGTGGTTTTGGTACATCCTGTAGACTGTGTTCGTCAACAATCCAGTATTCGTTCTTCCATCCACCACATTTGAAGAGAAAGAATCTAGAAGCTCTTTCCATTTGATAATTTACCCGACTTCACGATTTCAAGCATTGCTAATTTATCTGCATACTCGCTCATCATTCCTAGTTCTTTTTCTATTGTGTCCATGATATCAGGGTGTTCTGCCACCCCAACGCCCCTGTCAAGTAATACTTCGATGTTGATTCTGTGTCGGGCCATTTGACCTTCAAGCACATGTTCCATCGTCTTGACCATTTGGTTTCTGTTAATCGCCGTCATTTTTTCCTCCGCCTCGGTTTGCCATTATACTCCGTGATGCCCAACGGTGACATCAGTTTCTTTAATTTGGGGATTTCTTTGAGCAGTTTGCCGTCTTTGATGGCGGTGAGTATAGATGCCTCAGTGTGATGCAATCCCTCCAGAATTTGTAACCAATTCATCTCTCGTTTCCAATCTGGGAGATTGTTCATATTGCTTTCTGGGTCATAGAATTGTTTGATTCGGCGCCACTCCAATTGAATAGTAGTCCCACCCATGCCCTCTGGCATATCTTTGTCAATCTTCGCTGTCTCTGGAGTACCATCGGGTAATCTCCATTCTACCTTTTCAGCGCCAACTCCGATACGGACTAATGGGACTAGGGCCTGATTAGTCTTGGCCCATTCTTTTAAGCGGGTAACTTGTTGTTCTACTTTATCGACCTTGAATACCCATTCAAAGCCCTCATTCATTTGTCTAAATTTCATGTGCTAACTCCATTGTATAATCACAACTCTATTTATATCAAAACTCATTGATACTTTCCATGAGGCGATTAAGGTTAAACTTGTTGAAATATTCTACCACATCGCCTCTGCCCTTGTTCTTCTGTAATTCGTATTGAAGAACGATTTCATCCTTGATATCCTGTGGTGTTTGAGATAGGTCAACCATCTGCTTATTACGAATATAAGCTGCAGCCATATCACCTGTAACCCATTCCTCAGGCCTCTTTGATTTCCACTCGGCAAGCAGGGTTTTGCGAATAGGTCTCTGCCTCTTGCCAGTGGTGAAACAATCATCTTCAGATAATATGTTGGGCACACCATCACCTTTATCGCCAGTGATGATGTGTTCCATCAATGTCTCAGCAGCAGATGAATTCAAAACCACAAACTTCTTTCTCAATGGTGACCACTGTTTGACATTGCCGTATTTTTGCAACTGTTGAAAATCATGGTCTCCCGATATAATCAGCATCGGTTTTGGTTCCTCAAACAGATTTTCACTCAGGTCATTGTCTTGACTGTACTCTGCCAACGCACCGATAACATCATCCGCCTCCGCACCATTGACATCAATTACAGGGTACGGCATGTACTCATCAAGTTCTTGCCGTATCGTACCTAGACAATCGAAAATAGTATTCCAATCAAAACCACTGTCCTCACGAACTTTCTTACGACTTGCCTTGTAGTATGGGAACACTTGTCTTCGCCAGTACCTACGATTATCACAAGCAATAACTAACTCACCATACTCCTCGTGCCATCTTTTACGATATCCACGAATGGTGTTAAGTATCATGTGTCTGACTAAATCAAAATCAATGTTGTCAGTAGGACGGTTGTTCAACTCAGCCATCAAGTTGGATATACTAATTTGGTTATAATCAATCAATATCATAGGAAGAACCTCTGACGTTTTGGAAATCGATTTTGGAAACATAACCAGTATAAAGGCAATTCTGGTTCATCTCGCAGTTTACCTTTAATTACTCGCCATATGGCATCCACTGTGGGGTCAAGTTCTGCTGTCTTATTGAGTCTTACGTTCATATCACTCAAAGTGTCACCAGTAATGATGTCACAAGTAGTCATGCCTGATAACGTAGCACGTTTGGCAACCTTTTTATTCCCAACCATCCTGCCATCCACAACATGATCCAACAACGTGAAATGAATCATGTTGATGTCTTTTACGAAAGTCGAAATAGTCATCGATGTGGCTTTCTGTAAGGGTGTACCAAAGTCCACCATAGTGTCTAACATACTAACCATCCAGCGAACGTCATACTCTTTCAATAAAACAGGCAGATATTTTTGTACGATGTTCTGAAACTCTGACCAGTGGGTGTGAACGTCAACATATCTACGCAGATATATGATGTGTTCCACAAGTTTATGGCAAATCTCAGGTTGGCCCACAAACTCTCGTCTGACCTCATCGATGTTATCTTGTAGGTCAGGTTTGCGTACACACCATCTACGAGGCTCTAAGCCTGTGATGGGTACTAAATTGGGGTCTGGTTCGGGTGGTTGAAGAATTCTCTTATGTTTTTTCATCTGGTTCCCGCCCCCATACATATCCTAAGTCCTCGTAGTATACACCATGAGACCTTTTGATATTGCCGTCCTCATCATATGCGGGCACAAGGCAACGCATATTAATTTTATTCTGTTGGTCAGAACCATAGAACATACCGCTCCACGTTCCAGACCTCAAATAACTTTCCATGATGTTTATATAAGATTGCAGATTCGCCACCTTGGCGATTGCACCTTTCACATTGCGTCTTTCATCAGATTTAGCAGAACTGAGATGTTCTCTGTTCTCCTTAATCCAACCCATGACCTTCACTCTAGAGAGAGGGTCATCATCAGGTAACGCCAATACATCTGGATGGACATTCTTGTATTTGGGTGGGTTTGATTTTGCTCGTTTTTCACGAGCTTTTGCTAGTCTTTCCGAAGCAGCTTTGCGTTGCTCCTCAGACATCGGCTTTCGCCTACGCCTGACTTTCTTAGTTGGTTCAATATTGCGTGCCATAACGGACTCCTTTGATTACTATTATATAGTAACACAAAGAAGCCGTGCATGTCAAGTGTGTTTAGGAAAGAATTTTCTGAATATTATCAAAAATTAGGGTTCTCCACTGTTTTTTATCAGTATCGAACACCGTCACAAGATGGTCTTGCTCTTTTCTGGGGTTGGTCACTTCGGGAAGATGGTCAGGAATCAATGTCGCTACGACTGTCCTCTCTGTGCCATCCTTTTTCTTGTATAGCATAGACATCACATTGTTGGTCAATTGTGATACTAATTCCTGTTTTGTTACGTCAACTACCATAACCTTTTCTCCTTCATATCATTATATATTGTGTCAGCAATAAACGAGTGACACTTCTCGTCTGGGTGTCCGTGGGGCATGACCCCAACAAACTTTTCCTTGTTTTTCTTGTCTGTGAATTCACTGTAACGTATCGAACTAAACTCTGGTACGGCCATCACCTTATTGTAAAGATTCCTAAAATTATTCAGCATATTTGTTTTTTTAAGATAGGTGAAGTATTTTTTTCTGATATTTGCGTTTGAGTGCAGAGTAATAAATTGGCATGAGTCTTTGGGGATGAACAAGTTCTCAGATTTTTCGATGGTTTCCAAGTCTCCAATAACTCTCCTCATTTGACCTTCTAGTGCAAACATATCCATGATGTAAAATCTACACTGTGCCTGTCTGAACATGTCTACCAATGATAAAACCTGTCTCATCAAATCCATCAGGGTGTGGGGATATGATTGATACTTGAAAAGAGATTGCCAACTAACCTCATCCCACTGTTCACCCATTGTAGACATAACTTGTCCATACTCTTCTATTGGATTTATATCGTCACCATCTGGTGAGTAAATACCACCAGCGATGACAGCACCCATACTCACTGGTGCTTCAGATTTATCCATGTGTTTCTGTATGTCATAACACAACTCATCACCGCCATGTATTTCAAACCTAGATGCATCAGTCAATTGAACCAAGGTCATACTAGGTATAGGATTCTCATCATTAGCAAAATAATCTCGTAGCATCCTCACTGTCCTATAGTTGGATGAACCTCCCTTGGCAATGTTGTGAGAAGACAACCCCATTTTCTTTGCCAATAGTGTCGGAAATCTATGTTCATTCCTATAACTACCATCTACATTACGAAATTGCGTTGTTTTATCGTTTGGAACAAAGTAATCCTTAAATTCTCCAAGTTCCGCACCTAGAGTCATAGAACAACCGCAGCTAAGTAGGACTCCGTTCATCTCTTTTCCTATCAATGAGCCATCTGAGTTTATCTCTAGTGCTTCTGTCCAATTTTCTGAGTTGAGTGTCATCTATCTCCAAAACATCTGTGTCATCTAGTACGGCGGCCTGTAGTTGTACCTCATCACCTAGTCCACCCACAACGCCGTCTTCTGGTTGTTGTTCTGGTATAATCTCCTCATGCACCGCATCATCGTCTAACTTGGCGAAAGTGATTCTTTCACCTTTTAGTTGCGCCCATGTCATATTCGCTGATACTACCAACAGTATCGCCAATGGGTCAAATACCAATACTAATAATATTATCACAAAACGTACGGCGTTGTCAAGGGTCTCTTTATCAGATTCCCCATAAATTAACTCTGAGATGTATTTTATTGGCCCGACTTCAACCTCGAGCGCCATTCGTTCTTCCTGTAGCGGGAGTAGTTTTTGACTGAGTTCATCAATCCTCGTAATGCTGGATTGAATCGATGTAGTGATTTCGTTCCGTTGTGCCTGTTGTCCTTCTCTGACAGCAATAGCACCTTGTCTGCCTCTGATTCTGTCATATTCGATGAGTGTAGCGACTGTATCATCCAACTGTGATAAAAGTGTCTCTCCATCGGTGATAAGTCTTTCTTCATTCTGTATTTGTCTTTCCAAGTTCTGAATCTGTAGGACATTGGTTCCCCCCTGTGATATAGTCTGTTCCAAGTGTGCCTTAGACAGGAATCCAAAGATACCCATCGATGTAATTATACTCAGGATAACCACAGCTGAGGTAAAATACGTTTTCAGCAAGACACCAGCAGTATCCCAGTTTTTATATAACCATGATGCGGTGACTAACTTGGCAATCTCCAGCACCACTCCCATCGAAAGAATCGCAACAGCAGCGGCAGGGAATATTGCCATCAAACCCACTATTGAGAACCAAGCTGCTACAGCGGATACCGCCAGAGCAGAGAATATCAGAAGTAATAGAAAAGACATCTAGAACAACGATGACTCTCTGGTCAAGAGAGCGGACATGAAAGAGGTATCAGATAAGAAATCAGAAGCCTCGGTGGTATATGTGTGAGTGGGGGTTGCTATCAAGGGACTGGCAGTGTCAAGAGCAATCACTTGAGCGAAAGTTTTGAGCGTGACATTACTGTCATCCTTGTAGGTCTCATAATTATCAAAGGCAGCAGTCATCCTACTAACAAAAAAGTTTTTCATCTCAGTGATATCTGCACCATCTAATGTTACCTCACCAGATGGGGTCTCACCAGTTTCCCATTGAAATTTACCAATCAATCTTGCGAGTGCATAAGAACGCCACTGGTCTGCAAGTGGTTTTTGCACATACACTTTATTGTGGTCAATGCCGGACACATCAAATCCATCAGTGCCCTTGCATACTAAAAACTTTCCAGCTGCCTCTATCTTACCCAAGTTTGCATCCCAGAAATTCGGCATCAACATAGCAACCTCAAATAGATTGCCGCCCTTCGTATAGTCAGCGAACTCCAGACTATCATAAAGGGAATCGCCAACAACTCTCTTGAAGATAGTTCCTTGGGCTCCATCAGATATCCCATCGTGAGAATGGTCTATATTTTCTGTGCCACTGTACAGGGTGGCGTCAGTTGATGTTAGATAATACTGCATGTGCCAAGAACCATTTCTTGGCCCACCGTATATGAATGTGTGTTTACTCATGTGGTCTCCATTTAACAGGCGTGAAATCTTTTAAGTGACTTCTACGCAATCTTATATTTAACATGTCATTTATACAGTGTTCGTCTTCTCTGTTCTCCCACTGTAATAAAAACTCTTGCATCTTTGCATGTGACTTTTGCGTAAACTCCGCGATAGTCACCTTCTTTAGTTCTCCAACATACTCTTGAACAATCTTTGAACTGCCGTAATACTTTTCATAGAGTTTATCTGATTTACAAGAATACCCGATATAATATCTACCATCAGGAAAATATGTACAATAAACCCTATGAGTCTTCGGTATTCTCTTTCGGGATGATTTTCGTTTTCTTTTCGTTCCATTCATAACCATCAGGTAATTCCTCACTTGTGGAATTACTATTTATGGTCTTATCACCACCCCATAATCTGTCCCATGCTTCTTCTTTGGGAACTGGTTTGAGTTTTGGTTTCTTTGCGTATTTACTCGTTGTCTTTTTCACTGTAAAGGGTTCTCAATATTTGTGCAAAATCCACAGTCTTCCGTGAATCCTTGCATCGGTATGTAATTATACAATTTAATTCCTTTTCGTAATTTTTTATAAGAGTCCTCTGGAAATAATATACTAAGATTCCACACTACACCTACCTTAGCATATCCGACTCTTTCCTGTAAGTTCCAACCTTTTGTATGAGTGCATCTACCCAAATGAAACCCCATGATATAATACATGTCATGTGTCTCGGGCAATTTTTTGTCATGCATGTGTTTTAGTACGGTATCTGGCGTCCAATCAATCTCATCCATGAGAGCCTTACCGCCTCCGCAATGATAAATGTGATACTGTGTTCTCAACCAATCAAGAACACTGTCCAGATATGTTCCAAAGGCAGCACATTCATATTCAAGTCTTGGATATCTTTCAGTGTCATGTACATAGGGGTGTTTCCACGCATCCACAACAATGACTGCCTCGTTCTTTTTGTCTGTCACTTCACAGCCCTGTAAACGTAAAGATACCAAACATATCTGCTACCCTTCTTATCATAGTTGGTCTGGTCTAACTTGCCTTCCTCAACTAGAGGATATAACTCAGGACAGAATGGTATTGCTTTCTTGTAAAACAACTCACCTTCTGAAAAATGGTCTCTGATTTTACGGATAGTCTTAAACTGATTGCTTAGACTACTAGAACAAATATAAAGTTCTCCACCCTTGTTTAGATGTTCTGGTGATTGTTCGATGACCTTATGTACCAAGTTATTTCCAGTATCGTCTGCTACAGGTACACCACTTGGATACCAAGCTGTGGCATCAGCAACAAACTTAGGAATACCAGAAACATCACAAAAAATGATGTCATATGTATCTAGCACCGATTCAAACAAATCAGACTGAATAACATCTATGTCCACCTCGTTATTATGTGCGTTCATCTCAGTGTACGCAACGTGCTTTTCATTCACATCAGATGCAGTCACCACCGCGCCACATTTGGCAAAATGTATTGCTATTGGGCCGACACCACAACCAAGGTCAAGTAAATATTTACCCTCGACATCTAAATCTAATTTAGATGCAATCTTACTGATTGTTGTCGGTTCAAATGTGTCATCACTTACCGCTAGTTTAAAGTCATCAAAACTCACTAGTCTCAATTATCAACCCCTTTTCTTTCAAATTGTTTACTACCTCGTCCCACGGTTGCACTGTGGATATCTGTAGCATACATGATAAAATATTATAATGGTTAGACGCACTGTGCGGTTGTTTTGCATTTATCAAACAAGGCCATGCGTACTTGTGACTCTCCACGATACTATCTCCATCATAGTATGTAATTTCCCGATAGTGTTCCTTGGTTCCATAATATATTGGAAAACTAAAATTCACCTGTCTCAGTTTATTATCTATATGTTTTCCCACAGAGGTATTTCCAGCAGAGTGAACCATAGCAACATAAGATGGTTTTATACCGTACCTCTTGGCAATAGCACTTGCTGGATAGTGATGCCTGTCCAACACTGTGAGATTGTAATTCGTTGATGGTTTATAGAAACTTACATCCGTACCTTTTTTAACAACTCCATGTACTATATCGTGGTCATACCAATCGACAGTCTTTGACAACGTGCGATAGAAATCCATCTCTATTTGAGTTGTCAAATCTTTTATTCGATACAGATACATTCGATATCACACCTTCCTAAGAACTCTAATCCTTTCGTACATTTGTATGGATTTTTCCACACCACTCTACTTATACCAGACTGATAAATCAACTTCGCACAATCCAGACATGGGGCATGGGTAGTATATATGGTAGCACCTACGGCACTTTCATTACTTCTAGCAACCTTCGCTATAGCGTTGGTCTCTGCGTGTAGGACTTCGGGTTTAGTTTTGTATTCACCATAAATCTCTCTGTCATTTTCATGCACTGCAAATGTTGTGTCAAGGAAAAAGTCTTCACAATCATTATCCCAACCACTCGGCATACCATTATAACCGATACTGATTATTTTATGTTCCTTTACTATGACACAACCGACTTGGAGTCTCCTAGCACTGGATAGGTTGGCATACACCTCAGCGGCCTGCATATGAGCATAATCAAATTTAGTTAAGTTTTCCACGATACTTCCTCACTACCCCACGATATACTAACATCCGATACCAAGGCAAGTTCCTAGGCATACGTTCCATAGTATATTCCCATAATTCACCGTCACCATCTTGATAAACGCAATGATAACCTCTCCACCTCCGACTTGCTACAGGTATCACTTTACCTTGGAATCCCTCAAAGACTAACCTTTGCAGTGAGTAATACCAGCAGTTAGAGTAATTCGGTATGAACAACATTACTGGATACATTATAGCACCAACGATGATTGCCCATACCGTAATTAGTCTATATTTTCTAAACGTCTTCCTCATCCCAATTATCCTCCACATCATTGGGATTAAACTCTGTGGTGTCTATTTCCCCACCACAAAAGGGACAAAAACGTATTTGGTAGTAACTGCTATCCATATCATGTGTCATATCAAATACTGCCTCACACTTCTCGCACTCAATTTTCACCATTAGGCGGCGTTCCCCCAGACATCGCCCCAATCGCCCGAAAGCGCACCGCGAGCATAGTCCGTTGCTCTGTTCTCAAAGAAGTTTGTATGTGTGGGAGCGTTAATCATTTCTTCTACCCACAACACTGGATTTCTTTTCACTTTGAATATTCCTCGCATCCCCATACTTATAAGTCTACGGTCAGCGATGTACCTAATGTACTGCTTCACCTCTTCGCTTGTTAAGTTCTCCATCGGGCCCATCTTAAATGCCAAGTCAATGAATTGGTCTTCAAGTTCTACCATCTTTTCAGCGATAGTATAAATCTGGCTCTTTGTTTTGTCATTCCATATCTCACGGTTCTCTTCGACATATGTTCTGAACAACTTAATCATCGACTCAGCGTGCATTGTCTCATCAACAATAGACCAAGTAACAATTTGACCCATACCCTTCATTTTACCATGTCGGGGGAAGTTCAACAACATAATGAATGAAGAGAATAATTGCATACCCTCAGTGAACGCACTAAAAGCTGCAATGTTTGTGGCAATACTTTCCTTTGTTCCGTTCTTCATTGACAAATCCATGAAGTAATCGTGTTTATCCGCCATCGCCTGATATTCCAAGAACTCATTGTACGTTGACTCTGGCATACCAAGTGTCTCAATTAGATGTGCATAGGCGGCAACGTGCAATGCTTCCCTAGCAGCAAATCCAGCAAGCATCATGCGAACCTCTGGTTGTGGGAAGTAAGGCAAATAGTTGTTGATGTATCCACCAGCAACATCAACATCACCTTGTACAAAAAATCTAAAGATGTTAGTGAGGAATGCTTTCTCCTCAACTGATAGATGGTTCTTCCAATCCTTGACATCCTCAGCCATAGGCACTTCAGTATGTAACCAGTGAGACTGTTCATGTTTCAACCAAGCCTCGTATGCCCACGGATAGTTAAAAGGTTTGAAGTAAGTTCTTTCGTCTGTTAATTTACCCATTGAATGTCTCATCCCATTGTGTCTGTGATTGTGATAAGGCGAGTAAGTCTTCATATCCGCCAATTGTTTTACCATCAACAAGAATTTGGGGCACCTGTCCTACGGGCTGATACTCCTCTTCAAACGTAATTTCCATGCCTCGCAAAAACCCCTTTGCGTCATGGCAATAACTACATGAATCCCTATACTGTACTACTACTTTACTCATTTCCTATATCCTTTTTTCCAATTTGTTTAAAACCCCATTCTCGTTCCTTGCACCACCAACATGTGTTACACCGTCCTCTATCCAATTCAGTACAAGAGTGTGTAATAGGCATAATCTCATCGGCAATCCCCAAATCAAATCCCAACTGGATAGTTTGGTCTTTTGTTAGGTTTGCAAATGGATGCCCTACATACTCCTTATGTTCTGGTTTAGGTTCCCATCTATCGTTGGGAAGAGGATACCCCTCAGGCAACATCTCTCGTTGCATGGGGGGATACTTATTCATTCCATTCAGTAGATACTCTGCATACCCCTTCTCAAAAATCTCATATGCTCCGCTCGTTACATAGTCAGAGGGATTATCAGAGGTAATTTGTCCTACTATTGTCGTACTGATTACAGGTATATCGAGTCTTCGGCAAGACCACTCTAACACCTTGTTTGCGTAGTGGACGGCCCCATCAATTTTTGGGACTGTGAATGGGTTACACTCTTGTTCTCTAGCGAGGCATATGGATTTAGTCATATACCAGAGAACGGCAGAGTCCCAGCCACCACTCACAACCACCGCAATCTTTTTATTTATTGGTATTAGTTTTTCTAATTCATCCTTCACATGCAACACAATTATCACCATCTATCATACTTTGAAAATCAATCTCTTTGATTGCCTGTCGTTCAATTCTCTTCGACACTTTATCAGCCTTCCCCAATTTCTCTGAGCGGCAGTAGTATAATGTCTTGAGACCTTGTTTCCAAGCAAGGTAATGGGCTGCATGTAGATATTTGATATTTGCGTCTGGTCTGAAAAATAAATTAAGAGACTGCGATTGGTCAATAAATGCTTGACGGTCAGCACCAAGTTCAATCAACCATCGCTGGTCAATCTCCATGGCAGTTTTGTACACGGATTTCTCTTGCTCATTCAAAATATCTAGATGCTGAACTGACCCATCATTGGATATTATCGATGACCATATTTCGTCATAATTGACTTCATCACTGCTCGATACTTTATTTTTAATGATACCATCCAGATGCTTATTCTTATTGAGATACGCTCCAGAAAGAGTGTCTTGCCTGTAAGCATTCGCACGATACGGTTCAATACTTGGCGAGGTGTTTCCCATAATAATACTAGAACTAGCGTTGGGAGCAATAGCCATAACGTGACTAAACCGCCTTCCTGTGCCTCTAGCATCAGGAGCTTCGCCTCTTTCTTTACCGATTGATAAGTTTGCTTCATCCAATTTACTCCTTATAAGTCGAAATACTCTCATGTTAGCACCCTTGGCAATAGCAGATTCCCAAGGAATGTTTTTCTTCTGTAAGTAAGCATGGAAACCAAGAGCACCGATACCGATACTTCTTTCTTGGGTAGCAGAGTAAACCGCTCGTGAAACTTGTTTTGGTGCGTTGTCGATGAAGAACTGTAATACATTGTCCAACATCTCTGCCACATCTTTCAAAAACATATTGTCTCTCGACCATGCGTCATAATATTCTAAGTTCACTGAGGATAAACAACATACTGCTGTTCTCTTCTCATTTGTAGGTAAAATAATTTCCGAACATAAATTTGACTGATTTATTCTCAGTCCCAATTCTTTTTGAAACTCTGGTAGGTGCCTATTACTGGTGTCGATATAGTGAATATATGGTTCACCTGTCTCCATACGCATTTCTAGTATCTTTTGCCAAAGGTCTTTCGCTGATACAGTATCTTTGACTTCACCTGTGTGTGGGTCAGTCAAGTTCCATCTATCATCAGCATCGGGGTCTTTCATACACCGTTCAATTAATTCCATGAATCGGTCAGTGATATTGATACCATGATGTAGATTCAAACATCTCCAGTTTTGGTCACCTGTTGGTTTACGCATCTCCAAGAAAACTGTGACATCTGGATGAGAGATGTCTAGGTAAGCGGCGTAACTACCCCTTCTGGTGCGTCCCTGTCGATATGCCAAGGAACTGGAATCGTAGGTTTTGAGGTGAGGCATGACACCAGTTGACTTATCATCAGCGGCCCTAATGCCAAACCCAATACCCACACCACCGCCAAGCATAGAGAGCCAATTTGTTTCTGATAAGTTTTCAACTAATCCCTCCGCAGTGTCATCGATGTAATTTAAAAAACAAGAAATAGGCAGACCACGTTTTGACCTACCATATGAGAGTATGGGTGTTGAATACGATAACCAGTGTTTACTTGAATATTCATACAATCTTTGAGCATGTTCTAAATTGCTAGAAAATGTCTTGGATACAAAGGCAAATCTTTCTTGCGGAGACTCTTCCTCTTCTTTCATGTAACTTTCTTTTAATCTTTGTAGACCCAATTTATCAAACAACTGGTCTCTAGCGGTATCAATAAAGATACCTTGGTATTCTCTTTTTGGCATTATAGTTCCTCTAACCACCTATCAGCGATGGCACGTTGGAAATGAAAGCCTGGATGCATGAGGTCTCTACATAGAGCAAACTCTTGTCCCTCACTAGTTTCCCAAGCTTTCATACCAATATCATGTCTTTCAGAAGCGGATATAGTTAGTAGTTCTACACCCTCTTCAGCACACAATTCGTTTATCGCCATCAAATTTTTCTGTCGAGAGATATATCTCTCCGCTTTGTCTTCTGCCAACGCACGTTTCCATGTCTCATGTTCTGGTGAGAAGAACCCAATCGGTTCTGGCGTTTCGTCTATCCACACTTCTCTAGCGAGTTGACTGTTCTCTAATAATAAAACTTGTTTGGGTTTTAGTACAGGTAACCAACTATACAAAATCCTAAACGTGACATCAAGTGGGGCAAGGGGCAATCCCAAGTTCCACACCTTTGTTCCTGTTTCCCACTCCACCATAGTGGGCCATATTTGACCTTCATTCAAACCTGTACCAAATGTAAAACACTCGCCCGTAGCGATTATGTTCTCGTGGTGGTATTCCAAATTAAAATCACTCTCACGAAATCCCCACTTATTCAAATTGTAATCAATACGATAGTCTTTCCACCCATATTGTTCCAACATCTCTGGGCGTTTTGTAAGATTGTTTTGATAAGTTTGTTCATCGTCTGTAGAGTACCAACTCAAAGAGATAGGTTCTTGTCTCTCATAGCACTCTTTGTTGTGATATTTTAATTTTTCTTCGATTCTTGATACGTCTTCAGCACTGTCTTCTGATGAGTGAAATATCCTTTCAAATGCTTTATATCTACTCACTAGCGGACTCCACAGCTTTTACTACGTCTTTGAAGTGTGTTCCTAATACATTCCAGCATTTATCGGCAACCAACATATGTTCCTTCTGAGTTCCATGCGCTCTTCGTAGTTCGCAATAGTGAATCCATGAACGCAAAGTGCCGGCCATGTATAAAGTGGACATAGTGTTCCCCTCTGGTAGTATCGCCCTCGCTTGTTCTTTGGCAATACCTTTGTCAAGGGCCCACTCATAATTTTCCTTTACTAGATTTATAAGTTTCTTTTGTTTCATATTCCACTCTTCGGCGGTCTGTCTTGCCTCAATCTCTTCGCCGATTTCTATACTATTCTGGCGATTTTTTAAATCCTGTAGTCTGGTCTCTCTTGTCACAAATTCTTCTGATACAGCGTATCGTTGACTGAATTCTTGAAAAGAGAAACTACGATGTCTCAGTATTTGCCTTGCTATATCACGAGTAGTTTTGATTTCCATAGTCACTGACACCATCTCAAATGGAGACCAGTGACCATGTTTAATCAGATACCGCAACAAGCCTGGAGCAGTCTTGGTATTATTTTGGTTCTCAGGATTACTCACCCTAGCAGCGTATGCAACTAATTCTGCCGCTGTACGACAGTCAGTAGAGGCGCTGGGAGTTGTCATCCCAACAAGACTAACTTCACTCATTAACTTTCCTTATTTGTTAATTTCTGTCCATACTTGGTCTACTAATTTCTGTTTGACTTGTCTACGGTCAAGTTTTAAATCAAGAACATCAGCAGCAAGCTCATCGATTTGCTTCTTTGTCATTTTTTGTAGGTCAGACCTAGTTCCTTCCCACTTTTTAGTGTTGACTGCACTTTTTTTGACTTCTGGTTTAACAATGCTTTCCGCTGGATGCGGATCGTCATCTCTCTTCAGTGCAAAATAACAGATAAAACCTGCAAATGCCACTAGAAGAATTATACCAGCCATGAAGTCGTTAGTCAATGTTGTTTCCATATTTAACTCCCTAACATTTTTTCCATTTAGTAAATTTAAGTTTTGCCTCCAAACCACTAGAGGTGTATGTATCAACAATAAGTTGAACATCCAAATTTGCCATCCTCATATCATTTATATCTTTTTCAACGATTGATTCTGGCCACACACAAACTTGGTATCCCAAGTCTATATATTTTTCTACAAGGCGACAAACATCTTTGTTCTTTGGTTGATTGTCAAAAACAATCTTGACCAAATCCTTGTCAAATCCTAAAGTATCAATTTTATTGAATGAAGTACCAGCACAAGCGATACTGTTATGCAAGAATAAGCTATCAAGTGGGCCTTCCACAACGGTAATCGGTTCCCGCTCATCCACATTATCCATTCCAAAAATCGTTGGAACATCTTCCACCACCTTTACTTGTATGTACCTCAATTTCTCTCCACGCATGGCTCTCAAAGAAACTGCGGTAAGTTTACCAAACTTATCAAAGAACGGTATTGCCAGTCGAGGTTCACTTGTAACTATGGAGTTACGATATTTTTCATTCAACTGGATTACATCTTTGATGTTGTCAATGTAATATAATCTGTCCCATTTATTTCTTGGGATTAACCTAGACTCAACATACTTTACGGCCTCATGGTCATATGGTAAAGCAGAAACTTTATCCATTATATTATCTATAAGTCTTGTAGGCTTTACTTCTGTATCAAAAAGTTTGTGTCCGTTGGGAGTCCAATTGTCACCCTTGGGTTGCCATGTTTTCTTCTCATCCTCAGTGTACTTTTCAATACAATACTGTTTGTAATTCATCGGGTCAAGTTGTTTCAACACATTGCCAAACGATGCACCATACCCACAGTTGTGGCACTTATACACCATACTATTGTCAATCTTGTAGAAATATCCTCGCATCTTGTTTTTCTTCTTCTGCGAGTCTCCACAAAAAGGACATCTCACATTGAACAGATAGTCGTTTTTGCGTTTGAACAATTCAAACTGATGAGATATCAGTGTGAGATATTTTACATCTACATATAACATAGTCCTATACTAACAGAACTACAGGTCAATGTCAAGGGTGTTTGCTATTTTATTAGCCCTGTCAATGAGTCTTTGATAACTAACAGATGGTTCTATAGGATGGGGCCATTTGTAGTTTCTACACAAGTCTATGTACTGTCTATAGTTGTGTTCTCTAGACGGCCTAGTAATATCTGCCAACTCCTGTGGCGAATATGTCCTCATTATACGTCTTAGTTCCTCTATCAACTTCTTCGCCCTCATATAACTATGTGGTTCCACCACGAAATCATAATTAATCACATCGCTACAAAACATAAATCCCCACTCTCTTAATTGATCATACATGTTTTTCGCCCCAAAAATCAAGGGTATTTTTTTAAATAAAAGGGGTTTGAATGTCTTTTCCGTGTAAAATTGGATAGTCTCGTGAGTCTCCACAACGACATCAAAAAGCACATGTTTGTACCAAGGCGGTGGCATATGTGTTTTCCGTTGATTGTTGGGATTCCAATTCACCCTTCCCAACTCATCATTGTGGTCTTGGTCTATGTCAATTTTTACACCTATGCCTTGAAACGTGCTGTGGGCATTCCTCATATCGTACAAACAAAACAAATCCCACATCATATGTCGATGAGGTCTTCTATTGCCCAACATCAAAGTGTAGTGGTCATGGTAGTCTTCTTCTAAACCACCATCCGCAAGTATGTATTGATTTATAATAAGTGTGTCTAGCATCCAATATTCTGGCATTGAATAATGTTTGTAGTTGGGGGGTGACTGATTCTCGTTAGTACCTAGGCCGTGTCTGGCACTTATTTCAGTAAAAGATTTGCATTGGAGTGGAGTTTTGTAGTCGTAGTTGTGGTGTATTTCACATTCGTTGGCGTTCCACATAACAACTTCATCATCAATGTGTTTGCCTTTTTCGTACTCTGCAAACCAAACAGCATCACGATTGGGGAGGGTTATAACCATAACAAAAAATTGTCCTCTAGGACATAAACTTAGTTATAAGTCCAGCATTTCCTAGTATAAATCCAAGGGCAGCAGCTGCGCCCATAATAATCCATTGTCTACGTTCTACCGCACGAATTCTTTCTTCTTCTCTCTGCGACTGTTCCACCATGTGAGTTCTAAGGTCAGACAATGCTTCCGTGATGGTTGCAGTGTCCCTCTCTATTTCAGCAGATAACTCTCGTTGAACAGTAGAAATTCTGGAGTGAAGTTGTTCGTATTTTATATCCATTCTTTCTATTTCTTCCTCGTTTGAGGAAATCCTCTGTTCGTGTACAGAAAGTATCTCTCTGATGGACACATTGAGTTCTGTGATTTTTTCAATCGATAAATCTAGTCTCCCGAAAAACCCATCCATTTTCTTTAGGTCATTTTCTACGAGAGCTAATTTGGTCTCTAAAGTTTGTTCCGACATTTACCCACCCTTTTTCTTTTTCTTTCTTCTTTGCATGGGCATGAGTGAAGGATTCCTGCCTGGTTCTCCTTGTGGGCCCGTACCTATTCCAGCGATATTCCCACCGCCCATCGGGCCGGCAGCGTTCGCAATCTCTTCATCTAAGGTGAACCAACTAAAAGGAACCCTATCGGTTTCCAGAAGTTTTGCTTCGTTGATTACCCTTTCATCTTGTGAATATAAGTCAATCAATACTTCAAAGTCTTCTTCTGGCATACTCTCTATGTTTTTCTCTTCCCTGAGTATGGCAATAGCGGCAGCAAATGTCAGAAGTCTTTTCGCAGTTCTGTCTGGAGACTTCATAAGAGCTCGTCTTATTTTAAACGCGAGTCTGTCTAGCAAGGTGTAAGCATCTAACTCCTGAGAGGTAGATGGTTCTTTTATTTTTTCATAATCTTTATTGATAATGCCTAACTGATAAGCTGGATGCTGAGTGACAGGAGTTGAGAACATCCTCAATATTCGATATGCAATTAATGAATCAACTACTCTAGACATTTAAATTTTCCTAAGAATGTTTATTATTTTATAATCTAGTGGTATGTCATCACCCCTTGTCCCACCACTCACTATTTGTTCAATCGGCATCCTATTTAAGAAAACTAAAAATGTCTTCAGTATTGGCCAATGTTGTTTGTCCGTCTTGTAAAACAACAATGGTGTGGCTGCTTGATTAAATACATTATAAAGAACTATAAGATGGTTTAAAATTAACCTGTCATTTAATTCTTCAGTTCTTTCATATCTACGAAACAACCTTTTCAGATATTTAAATCTTTTTATATCCTCTTCAAAATCATCCATTCCAGAACACTCTGGACTATTATAATTTTTTAAAGCATAAACAAGGTAATTCTCTTCATTCAACTCAACCATTTACATCATCTTAATTATCAATTTGCTACAGTAGCACTTCCTCCAATAGACCACCATTTACTGGCGGCATAGATGAGAGTTGTAGTATCTCCAGCATTATTAAAAGTTATCGTGTCATGTCCCAAATCACTATCATCAAGAGTCATTGTCACTGCGCTAGTGTTTGAGGACATAACGATAATTTTTAATTGGCCTGTAGCACCAGTGGGTAATGTTAATGTCCCACCAGAGCCTGGATTTGTAATTACATGCACGTTCTTGTCGGCAGCGAGAACACCAGCACCTGTTACTGTTTCGTGATCACCAATAGACACCGTATCCCCAAAGGAAACAGGTGTCGCAATACTAGCGAAAAAGTTAGCATTAGTAATAGATTTACTAGTAGAACTCTGAACTAAGTAGAGTGAATCAGCGGCTGCTGCCGAAGTAGCAGCCGTGAGTTCAGTTAATTTAGAATCTGCCATTTGTCAGTCCTATTCTGAGAACTGTGTATCGTCATCAGCATCACTGGTAATACCGTTCTTAGACAAAGCAACCAATACCTCGTATTGCACTCGACCAGCATTATTACCTGTGAGTTCCTTACGGCGAATCCAACCAGAGTGAGCAGCACTTGAACCTTGGTCACCAGCAGCACCAATACCAATGGATGCAGTAGCAGTTCCCTGTGTGACACCAGTGTTGGTAGCAAGAATCTCAAATGTCTGTGCGTTGTTACCAGTTCCAGTTAAGTCGATAATAGTACCAGCCTTGTAAGTAACACCAGTAGGTGTACCAGCAACCGTTGTCAAAGCTCCACCTGATTCATCAGTCAATGTGAATCCAGTTACGTTAGGTGAAGTACCTGTTACAGCAGAAACCTTGTATATGGTTCCAGTTGAGTATGAGTTGATAGAACCAGAACCACCAAATGTTCCAGTGATTACAACTCTGTCAGCAACAGCGAGTGTCGCGGCTGCACAAGTAAATCCACCAGATGTATTAGCGATAACAACCGTACCCAATTCCGTACCAGCAGCAAGAGTCGAACTAGTAGCAAGTCTGAAAGTATTAGCAGCAAGACCAACGTGTGATATGAAATAGGATGTATTGTCAACTAAACCAGCAAGAGCAGTACCGCCACCGTCTTGGTATTTGACTTCAAATGCTTCTGTCAATCCATGAGCAGTATATGCAATTGAGTCAGTCCCTACTGTGACTCCAGAAGTAGGAATAGTCCTATCTGGTATAGGAACCGTTACAGCAGGAGGCGCAAGATAATCAGAACCAACCTCTGTTATAGTATATCCTGTTATGACACCACCAGCGACTGCGGCTGTAGCAGTAGCAGTTACACCTGTAAGTGTCTGTGAGTTGTTACCAGTTCCACTGAGAGTGATTACAGTACCAGCATTCGCATTGGTCAAGTTTGTTGCCAACTTGATAGTGTCATTGTCAACCTTGATTGCAAAATAGGTAGTTCCATCAGACAACCCTGTGATTGCAGTTCCAGAAGCATCAGCGTAAGTCAACTTAGCACCAGTGGTAAGATTATGGTCACTAATAGTGATACTATCAGAAGCAGTGGTCACAGCAGTGGTGGCAATAGTTCTTGCAGTCGGCCCAGCAACAGTGATTGTAGGTGCTTCAAGGTATTGAGTACCTTCCTCTCCTACAGCAATACTTACAATGTTGTCAGAACCACGCACAATCTCAGTGTTGTCAACACCAAACACCAGAGTGTTATCGGTATTGGCATCTGCACCAAGAGAAGTGGGTTTCTCGTTCAACGTGTAGTTTGCACCAGAAGCAGAAGCAGGCGCAGTTTGTCGGTCAAATGCGATAACTGTGCAAGCAGTGTCACTAGCGATTTCAGTAATCAGAAGTTCTTGTGCTCCTGTTACCATTACGTCACCGACAGCAGATTCTGTAGTAAATGCAGTTGAACCACCAGCAACAGATGCACGATGCGCCTTGTCGAACTCAAGAGTCAACGTATGTGAAGCACCAGCGCCATCTGTAAAGGTTAATGGTTCAGGCAAATTCATCATCGCTTTGTGATATGAATCCGCCAACTGTAACGTGTTTGTAGTTACGTTAGTCACATAGTAACTAGACGTATCCGTAAGACCAACAATCTGTGTCCCACCACCATCAGTGTACTTTACATAGTCTCCATTACGGAAACCATGTGAAGATGAAGTGATGACATTAGAATCAACAGCAGAAGCACCGTTGAAAGTAATGGTAGGCGCAGTGATGGTAATAGTTCCTGTGGATGTTTTATCATCCGCTTTTCCCCAACCTGACATTTTTCTCTCCTTTTAGGTTTTTTAACTAATTCTTTTATTTATATCAAGAAACATGTGACATAAAATTCTTGTGACTGGCTTGAGCATGTTTCTGCATATCTGTTTTCTGAGCGGGTTTACTGTCCATATACTTCTTCAGAAACTTAGCAGCGTGCATTTTTGATATATCATGCGTTTTACCATCATGGAATTGAACACCCTTGCCAACTGTCATAGTTTTTCTCAGTTGTGGAATGATATGTTCAATCTCCTTAGCATTTGATGCACCACTCACCTTGGGCTTACTGTCCTTTTTTAAAGGGGCAAGTCCTCTTTTGTCATCCTGTGCGTAATCTCTCTTGGCATCAGCAGCGGCAGATGCTTCCTCTAATTCCCACGATTCATTTTTTGCAGTGTGAGCATCATCGACATGATTGAAGAACTTTTTCTTCTCATCAGCAGACATTTGAGCAAGAGATTTACCTGTTTTCTTGAGCATTGCATTGAACTTAGCTTTGTAATCCATTTCAAACAATGCATCTAATTCTTCGTCAGTCCAATCCTCGGCATATACAAATCCTCTTTTGACTGCAAACTTAGCGCGGTCTTTGGATACCTTTTTCACCTGTTGTGTCTTAGGATTTGCAATCAAGGTATTTTTCTTCGCCATCTTTTTCATAGATGAACCCTGAGTTTTCCCTGCCTTCTTGGCATCTTTGTGTGCCTGATAAATGTCAAGTGTGTTCTTAGCAACACCCTCGTCAACGGAATCTAATTTGTCAAGAAGTTCTTGATCCACATCATCCGTCATGTAACCTTTCATAGGCCCTTTCTTGATTGTACCCTTTTTAATGGTATCGGACAATTTTTCTCGTTTGGCCATACTCTTAGCCTTCGCTCGTTTCCCAGCGGCGGCAGCAGCCTTATTTGAAATTCTCATTCCACCAGTATTTGCAGATGGATTATCGTTTGCCATCGTACCATACTCGTCTAACTGGTGTTCTTCTTTCATGCCTGGGTCTGTTTCTTTCTCCATGTCAGCAGACTTTTTGCTCATACGTTTTGCTTTCTTCTGAGCTTTGAGGCGTTCTTCTTCCTCTTGGTCTGTGGCCATGCGTTTAAAGGCACCCTCTTCGACTTTTGCTCTTTCAGCGGCCGCCTTTGCTTTAGCAAAAGGATTGCCTGGTTGGAATTGGAATCCTGACATTAGTTTATCTCCTTTGACGGTTAAGTCTTCTCCGTAACGGCCCCTGTCACGGTTACCGTCACCATTTAATTCTGTTTGGTCTTGTTGGACATCTTTAAAACTGCTTTCTTTCAGATGATGTTCATTGTCTTTTATAAACTTGTGTAACTGGTCTGTGTGGTGAACTCCGTGATATTTGATA